TATTAAATTAAAATTAAAATATATATATATAAATATACAAAAAAAAAAAGTCAAATCAAGTTCATCAAAGATCTTTACCAAATCTTTACCTAAGCGTCTCCCCATCCAAGTAGCGGCCTCCCTCCTCCAAAAATCTGGGGTCGCGGGTACCCTCTTATGAGTATTCCTCATCTAGGACTTTAGTCCCATATTTGTACAAGTGGGTTTGTTCGACGGCTAAACACGTCTAGCATAATGGAGAGAATGAGGGAATCCATTATAAACCCACTTAAGTGGGTTAGTCCCCTAGGACTAAAGTCCTATATACTACTCTCTTCATCCCGTTTACCGCACCCTCGAAAGGAGCCAACATGAGCGTGCGCGAGAACAAGTATCAGAGTGAGCTGATCAAGAAGATCAAGACTCGATACCCAGATGCCATGATCCTGAAGAACGACCCTAACTACATTCAGGGCGTTCCGGATCTCCTGGTGCTCTATAATGAGATCTGGGCCATGTTTGAGGTCAAGGCTTCACGCAAGGCCGCGCACCGCCCCAACCAAGAGTACTACATTGCTAAGCTCAATCACATGGGGTTCGCTCGGTTCGTATATCCCGAGAATGAGGAAGAAGTCCTCCGGGATCTCGACGAGTATTTCAGCTAGGCGTGACGTATGCAGTTTTACGACCATTACAACCTCGCCGGCAAGCACGCATTTCTAGGAGCCAGCAAATCGTCTTGGCTCCGATACGATGACGCGAAGCTACGGGAAACCTATCGCAAAGCACAAGCGGCTGCGCTTGGAACTCGCTTGCATGAATTAGCTGCAGAACATATTCAGTTGGGTCTCCCATTCGGAGAGCCCGACGAACGCGACCCGCTTATGTCAACGGTCGCAAAGTTCGTTAACGACGCAATCTCGTACAAGATGAGCCCCGAGACGGTACTATATTACAGTGAGTACGCCTTTGGGACCGCAGACGCTATATCCTTTGACGAGGACTCCGAATTCCTTCGAATCCACGATCTCAAGACCGGGGTAGGCCCAACTAAGTTCGAACAACTCGAAATTTACGCGGCCCTATTCTGCCTCGAGTATGGCGTGCCACCAACCGTACAGATGCAACTCCGCATCTACCAACATGGCGAACCTCGAACCCATATTCCCGAGTCTGACGACATCCGGGATATTATGGATCGGATTGTTCATTTCAGTGATATTCTCATGGAGAGCGACAATGACTGAAGATACTCTATCCCACTACGGCATTTTGCGGAAGTCTGGCCGGTATCCGTGGGGTTCGGGCAAAGACCCGTATCAGCGCTCACGCGATTTCCAGGGCCTCGTCAAGGGACTCGCAGATAAGGGCATGAGCGAAGCTGAGATCGCTAAGGGTCTCGGCATGACTACCACCGAGCTCCGCGCCACCAAGTCTATCGCCAAGCGTGAACGCCAGGCGGTGGAGATTGCGATGGTCCGGAAGCTCGATGCGAAGGGCATGTCCCAGGCCGCTATTGCAGACCGCATCGGCGTCTCGGCCTCAACTGTTCGCAACTACCTTAAGGACGACGCAGGCAAGACCTCGTCCAAGATCGAGGGTGTAGCGGATATTCTCAAGCGAGAGACCGACAAGCACCGTTATATCGATATCGGCAGCGGCACTGAGGTTTCTCTCGGTACCACAGCAACCACACTCAAGCTTGCCTCGGCCACTCTCGAGGCACAAGGGTACCAGGTTCAGGATATTAAGATCCGACAGCTTGGTACCGACAACTACACATCTACTCGAGTTCTTGTCGCCCCTGGCGTTCCCAAATCTGAGACCGTCCAGAACCTCGACAAGATCAACGTCGTCGGCGTCCGTACGGATCCTGACGGTCACAAGCTGTCCCTCAAGCCGCCCGCGCCTCTCGACTCCAAGCGAGTCATGGTGCGATATTCTGAAGACGGCGGCACAAATATGGACGGCGTTATCGAGATTCGTCGAGGTCTTAAGGATCTCAATCTCGGTAAGTCCAACTATGCCCAGGTGCGTATTTCTGTTGATGGAACGCACTACCTCAAGGGCATGGCCATTTACGCGGACGACCTTCCCGCGGGCAAGGATATTCGGTTCAACACGAATAAATCCAAGAAGGTCCCCATGATTGGTGATGGCGACACGGTCCTCAAGAAAATGAAGGCTGACCCGGACAACCCGTTCGGTGCGACCATCCGCCGGCAGATGGAATATATCGACAAGGACGGTAAGAAGAAGCTGTCCCCTGTCAATCTCGTGAACGAGGAAGGATCTTGGGGTAACTGGTCTAAGACCTTGTCCGCCCAGTTCCTCTCGAAGCAGGATATTTCATTCGCCAAGCAGCAGCTAGATATTTCAACTGACGAAGCCAATAAGAAGTTCAGGGATATTATGGCCCTGACAAACCCCGTGCTTCGGAAGAAGGCCCTTCAGGATTTCGCTGACGGCTGCGACTCGGATGCTATCCGTCTTCGCGCCGCCGCAGTTCCGGGCCAGGCATATCAGGTTCTGCTCCCCGTCACATCATTGAAGCCCACTGAGGTATATGCCCCGAACTTCAAGAATGGCAGCCAGGTCGCTCTCGTCCGATATCCTCATGGTGGTACGTTCGAGATCCCCATCCTTACCGTAAATAACGGCCATAAGGACGCCAGGAAGACCATTGGAGAGCTTGCCAGGGACGCCATTGGCATTCACCCGAACGTCGCTCAACGGCTCTCAGGAGCTGATTTTGACGGCGATACGGCGATGGTTATTCCGGTCACGCCGCGGAGTCGTATTCGTTCGACATCCCCTCTCAAGGGACTCGAAGGGTTCGACCCCTCCGCCGCATATCCTGGATATCCGGGGATGAAGGTTCTCAGTGAGACCGGAAAGCAGAAGCAGATGGGCATGGTCAGTAATCTTATTACCGACATGACTATCAAGGGCGCTACCGAAGCTGAGCTCGCACGGGCAGTCCGTCACTCGATGGTAGTAATTGACGCGGCCAAGCACAAGCTTGACTACCGCACCTCCGCTGTCGATAATGGTATTGCCGAGCTCAAGAAGAAGTATCAGCCCGAGGGTGGTGTGTCCACTCTTATTTCTCGCGCTGCATCCGAGGTGGATATTCCAAAGCGTAAGCCCCGGTCTATGGCGAAGGGCGGGCCCATCGATCCAGTTACGGGCAAGAAGGTTTACGAGGAGACGGGTGAATCATATACAGTCACCCGTGAGTTCAAGACCAAGGACCCTCGTATCGAGACCCGCCTCCGCACATCGAAGGCGACCCGCATGGAATTGGTGGACGACGCGCGCAAGCTTTCATCGGGTACCCCCATGGAAGAACTATACGCCCGTTACGCTAACGACATGAAGTCTCTGGCAAATGCCGCCCGTCGGGAGATTATCGATACCCCCACCCTGAAACGAGACCCGGGTTCTGCCAAGGAATACGCTGATGAGGTAACCTCCCTCAAGGAGAAAGTCCGGGTGGCCCTCACAAATGCACCGCGGGAGCGTCAAGCTCAGCTTGTTGCCGGGGGTGTTGTCCGGGCAAAGGTCGAGGAGAATCCAGGCATGACCAAGGATGAACGTACCCGCCTTGAAAGCCAGGCGCTCAAGGCCGCACGAATCAGGACCGGTGCTTCCCGCAAGGAGGTACAGTTCGACATCACCGATGCCGAATGGAAAGCCATCATGAATGGTGCTGTTAGTAACTCTATGATGGAGTCCATCGCTCGCTATGCGGATCCTGAGCGCTTGCATGAACTGTCCATGCCAAAGGAAAAGCCTGTGCTTTCTGTTGGTGTTGTAGCTCGTGCTCGTGCAATGGCAAAGAATGGTGCAACAACCTCTGAGATTGCTGAGATGCTTGGTATTAGTACAAGCTCTGTGCTTGAAGCCGTGAAAGGAAACTGATTGAATCATGGCAACAATGTACCTTACAACTACTGACAATCCTTTCAGTCCAAAGACTGAGTTCGATCAGTGGTTGACGTTCGACCTTCAGAAAGGTTACAACTCTTGCGGCCTCCTGGACCGTGTGGCCAAAACCAGTGACGTTCTAAGTGATACACTAGTAGCTGACGATGTCGAAGAAGCGATTCAATGGATTCTAGATCATGATGTTACTGGAAAGAGAACTTTCGTGATCGAGTGAAAACCAATTCAATTGGAGGGAATACCACGGTTCTCCCTCCATTGACCCCCGGGGGGGCTGTCATTTCTTAAACACCCCCCGCCTGAATCGCGCCCCACCTTCGAATTACCCCGGAGGTATATTTCGATTTGGGTTTTGGCTTGCCCCAGCCACTTAGTTCTCCATGCCTGTTTCTTGCTCCTTTCCGGGCATGGGCTGGGGCAGGCGAAAACTCAGATCGAAGTATAAGAAAGGACGCGCGATGGTCAAAAAGAAGACCAAAACTCCTCGAACTCCCGAGGAAGCTGAGCGATTGGCGATCAGTGCTGCCATGGAACTTGCTACTCAGCAGATTCTTGACGGTACTGCGAGCAATTCGATGATCATTCATTTCCTCAAGCTGGGCTCCAGTCGCGAAAGACTTGAACAAGCTCGGCTCGAGGCTGACACAACTCTCGCCAAGGCCAAGGTCTCAGCGCTTGAGTCGGCTGCTCGTACCGAGGAACTGGTTCAGGAAGCACTGGCGGCTTTCAAGGTGTATTCTGGAGATTCAGATGCGGAGCTATGACGAACTCAGTCACCTGCATACATTCGAAGAACGTCTCGAGTATCTCTCGCTCAATGGAGCATTTTTCGGCGAGACCTTCGGTGGATCCAGGTGGTTGAATCAGAGTTTCTACCAAAGCGATATTTGGCGAGAGGCCCGCACCCAAGTTATCGCGAGAGATCTTGGATGCGATCTCGGCCTTGCGGGTTATGAGATTCACGACGGTATTGTCGTGCATCACATTAATCCTTTAACGCCTCGTCAGTGTGAGAATTTCGACCCGTGCATGTGGGATATCAACAATCTTATTTGCGTGAGCCGAGATACTCATAATGCAATCCATTACGGAACCAAGGCATTGGCTCTCGACGACTTCGATCCAAGATCACCCGGCGATACAAAACTATGGTAGGAGGCTAAATGTCGATTCTACATGACACAAAGACCTACCTCGGGTTGATGGAGGATGACACTTCATTCGACAGCGAAGTTAAGGACGCCATTGACAATGCTTTGGCGACCGCGACTCAGCTAAACCGCGAAGTTGGCGACCTATCGTCCGAGGCAGATTACCCCACTACGACTCTTGGACGGATCCTACGTCAGTACGTGAACTTCTCAGTTCGATTGATGTTCGATCCACCGCAGACCTCGTTCGCCATCAAGGCAGTCGAGGCATTGCAGAAAGAGGCGGAGTGGCGACTGACCATTCAATGATGGGAGAAAACCATGAGCGAAGATTATCTGTCTCATTACGGCGTCCTCGGTATGAAGTGGGGCGTCCGTAAGAAGACTGAAAGCTCCGGCGGAGTCGGACTTCGGTCCGTCGAAGAAAAGAAGAAGATCGGCGAAGCAGTCAATGCTGAGGCATTCCGAAAGGAACGAGCCAAGGCTGAGAAAGCTGCCGAGAAGGAACGCAAGAAGCACGAGTCTGAACTCAAGAAGGCCGCCAAGGCAGCAGCTGCCGCGGCTAAGAAGGCTGCTTCCGCCGCTAAGAAGGGCGCCAAGGCTGCTTCCCAGAAGCATGCTGCCAACAAGGCTGCTCGCGCCGAGAAGGCTGCTGAACGGGCTCGTAAGAAGCTCGAGAATCAGAAGCTTCGAGACGCGCGAAAGGCGGAGGCCGAGCGCAAGAAGAAGCAGAAGGAAGCCGAGCGCGCTGAGAAGAAGCGAATCGCCGACGAGAAGAAGGCAACTAAGGAAGCCGAGAAGAAGCAGAAGGAACTGGAGAAGCAGAAGGTTCCTAAGGGAGGCATTCCGGCCGACCTGCGGAAGGAAGCTCCTCGACGTCTCTCATCCACAGATCTCATTGAGCAGAATAAGCGACTCAATCTTGAGAAGCAGAACTACGAACTCAAGGAGAAGCTCAGGGAGTACGAGAATCAAAATAGGAGTGCTCTGGCCAAGACTGCAGATCTCTTTGTTGATGAGGCTCGCAAGAACCTGACGAAGTATGCAGCTCGAACGGCGACCGACATGCTTACGGCTGCTCTCGACTCCAAGCTCAAGGGTACCGAGTATGAAGGCATCGCGAAGATGGCTAAGGATTCGTTCAACCTCGACGCAATTCTTAAGAATTCGGTCGGTAAGAAGTAGGTATGGTGCTATCTAACACAGCTACGCCTAAGTACTATGCCCAGTTCCGTGAAAAGGTCCTTGCGGGCGAGATCCCAGTCTCTCACACCATCGAGATGGAAATGAATCGGATTGACGACTTGATCGCCAACCCGAGGTACTTCTATGACGACGGTGCTATCGATGGATTCATCGCTTTCTGTGAAAACGAGATGACCCTTGTCGATGGTAGCGATCTAACTCTGCTGGATTCGTTCAAACTCTGGGCTGAATCGCTACTTTCGTGGTTCTACTTCGAGAAAGTGACGAAGTTCGTTCCTGACGAAACTGGTCACAACGGTCGATACGTTCAGGTCGATGTCAAAAGGCGCTTGGTTAACAAGCAATACTTGATCGTCGCGCGAGGCGCGGCCAAGTCCATGTATATGGCCTTTATCCATGCGTACTTCCTGACTATCGACCCCACCACAACTCACCAAATTGCCACAGCACCCACCATGCCTCAGGCTGAAGAAACATTGTCCCCATTTAAGACTGCTATCACACGCAGTCGCGGACCTCTGTTCAAGTTCTTGTCGGTGGGGACCGTTCACGCAACAGTTGGTGCTAAGGCGAATCGATCTCTGCTTTGTCCGACCAAGAAGGGAATCGAGAACTTCTCGACAAACTCCCTTCTCGAGGTCCGCCCAATGAACGTTGATAAGCTTCAAGGCTTGAGGTCAAAGGTGAACACGATCGACGAATGGCTATCTGGCGATGTTCGTCAGAACGTCATATCTGCTCTCGAGCAGGGCGCGTCGAAACTCAACGACTGGGTCATCGTTGCGGTATCATCCGAAGGTACCGTCCGAAACGGCGTTGGCGATTCCATCAAAATGGAATTACTTTCGATCCTTAAGGGCGAGTACTATGACCCACACTCATCGATCTGGTATTATCGACTGGATGATGTGTCTGAGGTTGGGGATCCAAACATGTGGATTAAGGCTCAGCCCAACATTGGCAAGACTGTGTCTTATGACACATACCAACGAGATGTCGCTAGGGCTGAGAATGTCCCATCCGCAAGGAACGATATTCTGGCAAAACGATTCGGCATCCCGTGTGAGGGATACACCTACTTCTTCAAGTATGAAGAAACGATCCCCCACAACCCACGAGAGTTCTGGCAGATGCCCTGCGCCATGGGTGCAGACCTTTCTCAGGGCGACGACTTCTGTGCGTTTACGTTCTTATTCCCGCTGTCCACTGGTGACTTCGGGGTCAAGACTCGAGCGTACATTACTACTCGCACGTTCGACAAGCTTCCGGCTGCTGGTCGTGCGAAGTATGAGTCATTCATCCGAGAAGGATCTCTCCAGGTCATGGATGGAACAATCCTGGACATGATCGAAGTCTATAACGATCTAGACGAATACATCTTGAGATCTGAATATGACATTCGAGCGTTCGGGTATGATCCATACAACGCCAGAGAGTTCGTTGAAAGATGGACAACCGACAACGGTCCATACGGTATCCACAAAGTCATTCAGGGCGCGCGAACTGAGTCAGTTCCGTTGGGTGAACTCAAGAGCCTGGCTGAAGACCGAAGGCTCATCTTCGATCAAGAGCTATTCTCATGGGCAATGGGTAATACCATCACCCTTGAGGATACTAACGGCAACCGCAAGATCTTGAAGAAACGAATGGATCTCAAGATTGACTCGGTCGCAGCACTCATGGATGCATGGGTCGCATACAAACAGCAACTCGACGACTTCAACTAACGAGAGGAGGTGCTATGGGTATTATGTCACGGTTGGCACGGGCGTGGAACGTGTTCGCTCATGATCGACCCGATCGTTACAAGAATAGTAACTACAGCGAATACCGTCCGAGCTACCGTTCTATCGGATCTACAAACCTGGTCCAAACGCTATACAACAAGATTGCGTTGGACGTCGCGAACACTCCGATTCGCCATGTGAAGGTAGATCAAAATGGTAGGTATGACAGTGAGAAGGACTCATCTCTGAACGAATGCTTGTCTCTGATGGCGAACATCGATCAGACTTCGAACGCCCTCATCTATGAGCTAGTCTATACGATGCTGGAAACTGGTAGCGCAGCTCTGGTTCCAGTCGACACGGATGCCGCTCTGAACGAGGAAGGGTCGTTCGACGTCCTTTCTCTCCGCGTTGGACGAATCGAGAGTTGGTATACTGACTCAGTTGATGTGAATCTGTATAATGACCGTAGCGGTAATCGAGAAACGATTCGCATCTCGAAGAACTCCGCGGCGATCGTATACAGTCCGCTTTACGATGTCACGGCTAGCAATAGCTCGTTGGCCAATCGTCTCGCTCGAAAGCTCGATGCTCTAGATGCTATCGACAATTCTGCGCTCGGTAAGAAGTTGGATCTGATCATTCAGCTTCCATACTCCGTCCGAGGAGAACTGCGACAGCAACAAGCTGAGACTCGACGCGAAGCGATTGAACAGCAACTCCGAAATTCGGAGATTGGTGTGGCCTACGTCGATGGAGCTGAGAAGATCACACAGCTCAACCGTCCAGTTGAGAACAATCTGCTCGATCAGGTCAAATACCTTTCAGAGCAGCTTTACAACGCCCTCGGTTTCACCGAGAGTGTGTTCAACGGAACGGCCGATGCCGAGACCAACCTGTCTTACTACAACCGGACGGTCAAGCCGATTCTCGATACGATCACGAAGTCGGCAACCATGGTCTTTTTGACCAAGACCGCTCGATCTCAGGGTCAGAGGATTATCTATGTGAGGGATCCGTTCGCGGCAACCTCACTGGACAGCATCGCTTCGATGGCTCAGACGTTCATCACCAACCAGGTCATGACGCCAAACGAGATCAGGTCGATTATCGGCTTGCCGCAGTCTACTGATCCTAAGGCAGACCAATTGGCAAATCCGTACACATCATCCGCAAATGCAGATCAACGGTCTAACAACGACCAGGAGGTTCAAAATGGCAGCGCCTAATGACGTCGCCGACTTCGACGGGTGGGCAACCGTCGCAGGCATCAAGTGCTCTGATGGGCGAGTTATCTCTCATCATGCATTTGAACAGAACGATGGGGCTGTCGTCCCTCTCGTCTGGCAGCACGGTCACGACAACGTGACTAACGTTCTCGGGCATGCCCAGCTCGAGAAGAAGGCTGAGGGTGTTTACGCCTACGGATTCTTCAATGGATCCCAGCAGGCAGAACATGCTCGCGAACTAATCGAGCATGGCGATGTTACTGCTATGTCGATCTTCGCGAACAACCTCAAGCAGGATGGCAATGTTGTCAAGCACGGCAACATCGTCGAGGTGTCGCTTGTCCTTAAGGGTGCTAATCCTAAGGCGACGATCGAGAACGTCACCATGGCCCACTCAGATGGCGAGGGTTACTCCGCGATCATCAAAATGGGTGACGGCGACGTTACACACGAAGACTTCGAGGGCTCCGAGGAATCGGACTCCGAAGATGAGTCCTCCGATGAGGACGAGACCATCGGTGAGATCCTTTCCACACTCACCGAAAAGCAGCTTGAGGCAGTCAATTACCTCATTGCTGCAGCCATCGATGGGGAGTCTGAGGACTCCGAAGAGACCAACGAAGAAACCGAGGAAGATATGAAGCACAATGTCTTTGAGGGCGACAAGACCTCCGAGAACACGCTGTCTCACGCACAGTTCGCTGAGATCGTTGAGACGGCCAAGCGAAACAACACCACTCTGCTCGACGAGCTGAAACATGCCGATTACGGTATCGAGAACATCGGATACCTCTTCCCAGATGCCAAGAGCATCACGGATGAGCCTATTACTCTCGACCGCGATCAGTCTTGGGTCTCGGTCGTGATGAACGGCACGAAGCACTCGCCCTTCGCTCGAATCAAGTCTGTCCTTGCGGACATCCGCGACGACAAGGCCCGAGCCAAGGGTTATGCCAAGAAGGCCCAGAAGAAGACCGAAGAGGTCATCAAGCTTCTGACCCGTACGACGTCTCCCACGACGATCTACAAGAAGCAGAAGCTGGACCGCGACGACATTGTCGACATTACGGACTTCAATGTCGTTAGCTGGTTGAAGTCCGAAATGAAGGGCAAGCTCAACGAGGAAATCGCTCGCGCCATCCTCATTGGCGATGGTCGTACGATCACCGATCCTGACCGCGTCGACGACGAGGCCATTCGTCCGATCCTCAAGGAGAACGACCTCTATGCCATTCACAAGTCGCTCGAGTCCAACACCACGGATGAGACTCTTGTGGACGACATCGTCCTGGCATCGGCCGAGCTTGAGGGTTCCGGCTCTCCGACGCTCTTCATTGCGAAGAAGCGCCTGGTCAAGATGCTTCTCCTGAAGGACAAGAACGGTCGCCGTCTGTACGAGACCGAGGCGTCTCTCGCGGGCGCTCTTGGTGTCTCCAAGATCGTCACCATCCCTCAGTTCGAGGGCCTGGAGCACGAGATCAAGGGCGTCAACCACGAGCTTCTGGCTATCGTGGTCGACCTGCGCGACTACACCATTGGTTCGAACGCCGGTGCGGAGCTCGGTATGGCCGAGTCCTTCGACATTGATTTTAATCAGTATAAGTACCTGATGGAGACCCGTCTTTCGGGCTCTCTGACGGTACCGTACTCGGCCCTGACGATCTCGCGCAAGAAGGCGTGATCTTATGTCGAGGTTTAGCGGTAAGCTAGGCTTCGTGGCGACGCGTGAGACGGAGGAAGGTGTGTGGCTCGAAGACTTTGTTGAACTACCTGTCAAGGGGACTATCCGTAATCTCTATGTCAGGAACGACAATTCATCCTCTGCCAACACCAACCTCCGTCTCACCAACGAGATCAGCATCTTGATGGACACCAAGATCAAGACGTACCTCGAAACTCTGAAGTACGTTGTATGGAAGGGTTCAAAATGGGAGGTACAGTCCATCGGCGTGAACTATCCACGGCTGACCATCAATCTGGGAGGTCTGTATGCGCACGTATAGAGACCTCCTACACCTACTTCAGCAAGCGGTTCAGCACAATCGGGTATATTTTCAACCTCCAGAGAATCTGAAGATTGGATACCCGGCGGTTGTCTTCCACTTGTCGAAGATAGAAATCGACCGTGCTTCTGATGTACCCTACAAGGGTGCTAAGGAATACTCGGTTACTCTCATCACCAAGGATCCAGAGCCAGACGTGATCGACGAAATCCTCAAGATCCCGTATTCGTCTTTGGATACGACATATATCTCGGACGGAATGAATCATTTCGTCTTCACGGTTTACCTTTAAGGAGGGTATCCTATGGCACAGATCAAGTGGGACGAAGAGGGCTCCCATTTCTATCACACAGGCGTTAACAAGGGCGTTCTGTTCCCCTTCGAAAACGCCCAGAACCGGTACGGCACTGGTGTCGCTTGGAACGGTCTTAAGACTGTCACCGAGACCCCTGAGGGCGACGAGTCCTCGGACGTCTACGCTGACAACCTGAAATACCTCACCCTGATGTCGGCTCCGTCGTTCAAGTTCACGATCGAGGCCTACACCTACCCCGACGAGTTCGCCATCTGTGATGGTACCGCTCAGCTGGTTAAGGGTGTCAACCTCGGTCAGCAGCCGCGTACTCGCTTCGCGTTCTCCTACTGCACGAAGCTGGGTAACGACACCAAGGGTGATGCTTACGGCGAACTGCTGCACATCATCTACGGCGCGACCGCAGCCCCGTCTGAGCGTGCGTACAACACGGTCTCCGATTCTCCCGAGGCGATCTCGTTCTCTTGGGAGTGCTCGACCGTTCCTGTCCAGGTGGACGGCTTCCAGCCGGTCTCTGTCGTCACGATCGACTCTTCGAAGATCGATGCAACGAAGTACAAGAAGCTCACGGACAAGCTGTATGGCGTTGCTGCCGCTGGCGGCGGTGCTACCGCTGTTCCGACGCTCGTCATGCCTAACGAGTTGCGTGCGCTTCTTCAGTGATCTCGCTCACGCTTGAGTTTGGGGGAGAGGAGCGGTTTGACGAGCGTAGTAATACGTTTGTTACACTGGAACCGTTTACAGTTACTCTTACGCATACGCTATCTGCGGTGGCTGAGTGGGAATCTGTCTACAAGAGATCGTTCCTGGAGACCCCACCGCAGACTGGTGAAGAGTTAGTGTACTACATCCAGTGTATGTCGGACCGCCCTCTCCCTCGAGATTTTGTCAAGCGGCTCGACCAATCCGTTCAGGTCAAAATAGCAGACTATTTGTCTGACACTGCCACGGCGACAGTTCTATGGAACCCACCTTCGAATGGCGGCCCGCGAGACACAATGACCAGTGAACTAATCTACTGGTACATGGCTCAGTTGGGCATTCCATTCGAGGCTGACAAGTGGAACTTAAATCGGCTACTTACGCTGATTCGTCTCGCTGCGGCTAAGCAGAACAACCAAAAGCCGGACGCCAGGGCTTCGGCAGCTCAGCGTGCGGCAATGAACCAAGCCCGTAGGGCTAGAACAGGGAGTAGAGGATGATTGACATTCCCGCTGATGCGCAGGTCCCAGCAGGGCCTGACCCCCACGAAGACCGAGACCGCGCGATTTACGAAGGGAAGTAAGGTATGAGCAAGATCGACGATGTTATGTCGCACGCCACTTACCGGCTCGGCTACTATGCTCCAGACGATCCTGAGCCGGGTTCAGAAGCGGGTCGTTGGCTCGCTAAGAGCATGAACCAGCCTTGGCTCGCTGGGCCGTCCGAAGATATCTGGTGGTGTATGGCCTTTGTGTCAATGGTGTTTGATATGGCTGGCGAAATCGACGCAATCGGTGGCTACAGCTACAACACTGATGTCACGAAGTCTCGAATGGACAAGGTTGACATCGAAGACGCGCAGCGCGGAGATGTTGTGCTCTTCGACTGGGATCACGACGGTCTTACCGACCACGTCGGCATTGTCGAGGCGAACCTCGGCGACGGCTGGCTCCAGACCATTGAGGGCAACACGTCTCCCTCTAACGCAGGTTCTCAGTCCGCTGGTAATGGCGTTTACCGCCGACAGCGTTCTTTCGGAATCGACTGCGTTCTTCGGCCCAAGTGGTCGGATGCAGGCGAAGAGGAAGATTCGGATGGCGCGGACCGCCTGACCGATAAGTGGTGGGGGATGGCAACTACCTACGCTCTCCAGGCATCCATGGGTCTTCCGGCCAGCGGCTGGATCGAGGACCAGGACGAGGATAACGAGGACTTCTTCCCCCGCGCTGGTACTGGCTGGGATTGGGTCACCAGCACTCATGATGGCTCAGACACCATCGCAGAACTTCAGCGTCGACTTGACATCGATGCTGATGGTGTCGCGGGACCCGACACGGTGGAAGCGCTCCAGCAGCACCTGCGAAACCGCGGACACGAGCTCGATGTCGATGGCTACTGCGGCTATCGTACAGTCGAGTGTCTCCAGTATGAGCTCGTCAACGGAACACTCTGGGGCTGACTAAGAAAGGAGGGCCGTCATGATCGAGATGAAGTTCGACGCTGAGTTCGACATGTCAAAATGGTTGACACAAGTCAAGAACAAGAAGCTTCGTGACGTGCTAGCGACCGCTGGTACTCGAGGCGTGGCGGCCCTCCGGGCCAATACCCCGGTTGGTACCGGGAAGACTGCTGCTTCTTGGCAGTATAAAGTCAAGGAGACCAAACGAGGCGTTAAGATCGTTTGGTATAACACTAACATCGTGTCCAAGGTTCCCATTGCGATCATCTTGCAATACGGACATGGGACGCGTCAATGCGGCTACGTCCAGGGTAGAGACTATATCAACCCTGCGATGAAGCCAATATTCGACGAAATCGACCGAATGGTTGGGAGGGCCATCAATGGGTAAGAGTATTGAGAATAAGGTCGTCTCACTGGAGCTCGACGATTCGAAGTTTACAAGCCGAGTCGACGGAGTTCTCCGTAACGTCGATCGCCTGAAGTCCGGAATGAACTTCAAGCAGTCGACTGATGGTCTTGATAATGTTGGAAAAGCCGCTCAGGATGCCTCCAAGCAGATGGGCGGAATTGCCGACGGCGTTAAGAACGTTAACACTTCTATCGTCAACAATTCCACGACTGCAGCCGCTGCTACATCTAATGTTGGCGCGGCAGCAAAGATTTCGTCGACTAATTTTTCCATGCTCGCGGGGGCTGCTTCCGTGGCCATGGGTAACATCGCATCCAAGGCCCTTATGGCCGGCGGATCGGTGCTTTCCTCGTTCACATTCGGACCCATCATGGACGGTTTCCGCGAATACGAGAACCAGCTTAACGCGGTTCAGACTATTCAGGCAAACACGTTCAGCAAGGGTGAGACCACTGCGACGATCAACGCAGCTCTCGACGAACTGAACGCTTACGCGGACCGAACCATCTACTCGTTCACCGAGATGACACGCAATATCGGTATGTTCACATCTGCGGGTGTCGGGCTGAAGGATTCGGTTGCCGCGATTAAGGGTCTGTCGAACGTCGCAGCAATGTCTGGCTCATCTTCTGAGCAAGCCGCAACGGCAATGTACCAGCTGTCTCAGGCGCTTTCGACAGGCTCTGTTAAACTACAAGACTGGAACTCTATCGTGAACGCCGGTATGGGCGGCGAGCAGTTCCAGGAAGCCTTGAAGCGTACGGCACGTACCTATGGCGTCGAAGTCGACAAGATGATCGACAAGGCCGGGTCGTTCCGTAACTCGCTCAAGGACGGATGGCTTACATCCGAGATCATGATCGAGACTCTGACCCAGTACACTGGCGACTTGTCTCGCGAACAGCTGCTTAGCGCCGGTTACACGGAGCAGCAGGCCGACGAAATCATGAAGCTCGCTGAGACGGCCAATGACGCTGCGACGAAGGTCAAGACTTTCTCGCAGCTGATCGACACGACTGCCGAAGCTCTGGGCTCGGGATGGGCTTCCATCTTCCGAACGATCTTCGGCGACTTCGAACGTGCCCGCACCATGTGGACTGCTGTGTCCGACGTGGTGAACGGAGGAATCAGCACATTCTTCGACGCGCTTCAGGGCATTCTCGACCGCTGGGATGAACTTGGTGGTTGGGAGGAATGGTGGTATGGTCTCGGTGAACTCTGGACCGCTATCGCCAAGCCGCTCAAGGCTATCGGTGAAGGGTTCTTCAGCGCATTCCAGGGAGACGCAGGCAAGGCTCTGTACGACTTCTCGTACTACTTCCGACACTCGATCTCTGACTGGCTGATGATGTCTGACGACTTCGCCAACAACCTTGGTAAGGTCTTCAAAATGGCAGGCGAATTGATCTCGCCAGTTCTTGAGGTTCTCATCGGGTTTGGCTCGGCGATCGTCCAGATTGGCGTTGCCGCATTCAAGATCGGTATGATCCTTGCTGGGATCTTCATCAAGCCGATGATCCTTATCGCGGCGAAGGTTGGGGACATTATCTCCGTCTTCAGCGATTGGTTTGGTCAGATGCTTGGCGGGACCGACATTCTCGGAGGCCTCTCTAAGGTTCTCGACTGGATTGTCGACAAGTTCCAGAAGCTTGCTGACTGGATGTACGCCGTCGCGGACGTCACGATCACTCCGATCTTTGACGGCCTCAAGATTGTCATCGAGGCGGTGCTTAAGCCACTCGGCGAATTCATCGAGACGATCAAGAAGGCGACTTCAAACGTCTTCAAGCCCTTTGGTGATGCGGTCTCGAACGTCTTCGGAGCGATCTTCGGTTTTGCTTCCGGAACCGGCGGTCCGATGGAGAAGATCAAGTCCGCTTTCGGTGGGTTTGGCTCAGGGTTCCTCGAGAACATGACCAAGCTCGCGGATGCTATCGGACCCAAGTGGTCTGAGAAGGTCAAGGCTTTCTCGGATTCGATTCTTCCGATCAGCGAGACCATCGGCAAGCACCTTGGCGGGGCTGTCGAGAGCGCTGGTAAGGGAATCAAGAAGTTCTGGGACGATGCATCGCCTAGGATGGCGGCAGCTTGGTCCGAATCTACCAAGAGGATGAAGAGCTCGATCTCGGATGTCGGCAAGGCCTTTGGGCGAGCCGGTGATACCATCTCCAAGACGTTTGCGCCTCAGGTGCAGGCGGTCAAGGACTTCGGTAAGGCTCTCGGAGACATCTTCACCCACATCGGGGAGCATCTCGACAACAATACGTTCCTGTCGTCCATCAGCGACAGCTTCAAGAACATGATGAAGGCCTTCGGTCCTTTCGGATCTCTCATCAACGGCATCATCGATCTGTTCGGCAAGCTCGGGGATCTGACCAAATCTATATTTGGTGGATTCAGCGACGAGGCGGATGGCGCAGCAGGCGGCCTGTCGACTTTCGGGAAGGCTGCATCAGATGCATCAGACACTCTCGGAGCCGTCGGCGGGTTCATCTACAACGCTGCTATGGGCATCGTCGAGTTTTGCTCGTCTGTTGTCGAGGCCATCGCGAATCTGATCGATTGGCTTACCAAGGGTATCGATAATATCAAGAAGTTCGGATCTGAATCTCAGGCATTCAGCGATTTCAAGAAGAACGTCGGCAAGGCGTTTGAGAATGTCGGTTCTATGATCCAGGAATTCTGGTCCGGTCTCGGCTCCAGTCTCAAGGACCTGTCGATTTCCGATCTCTTGAGCGGAATCCTGCTCGGCGGAGGTCTCGGTATGGGCTTTAAGACCCTTCAGACCATGCTGGGTCAGTTCACGAAGACCACGGACTCCTTCAGTGGAATGTTCGACAAGTTCGGCAAGATCGGCGATTCGATCAGCGGTGTGTTCAATGCTCTGACTGATTCTTTGAAGTCAATGCAGGAAGTCATCAAGGCTAAGGCTCTTCGCGAAATTGCGATTAGCGTTGGTATTCTTGCTGGCTCGCTGTTCATCCTTGCCATGATTCCGGCACCCCGACTCATTCAGGGTGCGGTTGCCATCGGCGTCTTGACCAAGATCCTTCTTATCGCTCTCACTCAGATCAGCGAGCTGAAGATCAACAAGATGCAGATCGCAGGCGTTATCGGTGCTGTCATGGCGTTGTCCATTGCGATCCTACTGATGTCGATCTCCGTCGGTATCCTTGGATCTATGAAAACGAGTACCATCGTTCAGGGTATCGGGGCTGTCATGGTCTTGGTACTGGGTATGACTATGGCGGCAAAGCTCCTTTCCAAGAATGCTGGTTCGATGATGGCTGGTGTGGGGTCAATGATCGCTATGGCGATCGCGATCAACATGCTCGTGATCCCGGTCATCGCTCTCGGTCTGCTACCTATCAAGGTTGTCGCTCAGGGAGTTATCGCGGTTGGCATTCTTATGGGGATCCTAGTTGGCTTCGTGCTTCTGATGAACAAAGCGGCTAGTGATCTCGGCAAAATGGTAGCCATTTCGATAATGTTGGTCGCGTTCGCATTCTCGGTTCAAATGCTTGTGGCCGCTGTAGCAGTAATGGGTTACATGGACATGGCTAAACTGTTCCAAGGAATAGTTGGTTTGTCCGCAGTAGTCCTGTTGCTAGTGGCCACCGCGAACCTAATGCCAGCGACCGCCATTGTCGGAGCTGGGGCTTTGATCCTAACCGCGATTGCGATGAACATTGCGGTCGGAGCGATCGTACAGATGGCAGACCATAGCTGGGGAGAGATTCTCAGCTCGCTCGGCAAGATGCTTCTGGTTATCGGGGTGATCATTGCGGTGTCCCACTTAGCTCAAGGAGCTATCGTTGGTATCGCAGCCATTGCCGTGCTGTCGTTTGCGATTAGCATGTTCTTCTCTGCGTTGATGGTAGGCGCCAGTCTGACCTGGGAACAACTTGCTATCGGATTGGCAGCACTTGCGGGCGGGCTCCTTATTCTAATTGCGGCGGGGTACCTCGCTATCGGAGCTGCCCCCGGTCTAATCGCCCTGGCAATAGCCATTGGGGTTCTTGGCGCGGTCATCATCGGCGTTCTCGCTGCGTTCACGGCTCTGGCAATCGTTGTTACGGCCTTCTTGGCGGTAGCGTCGGCGGCTGGTCCTTCTATCGCAGCTGGTATGGTTGCTATAGCATCGGGTATTGGAGCGGCTGCGGCGATCATCGCGGCGGCATCGCCAGCGATCCAGGCTGCACTGATCGGTGTCTTCACTGCAATCGAGAACTCTGCGCCAGCTTTGGGTAAGGCTCTTCAGGCGCTTGTCCGAGCATTCGGACCCGCTGTGAATGAGTTGATCATCGTGGCGGGTGTCGCACTCCGACAGTTCATCAGTCAGTTCGCACAGACGGTCAAGCAGAAGATGCCTGAACTTGTTGAGACCTGGACGACTATTGTCGGCGGTATCCTTCAGACCCTTCGAAACATCTGGCCTGATGTGATTAACACAGTCATCGATCTGTTGTATCAGCTGATTACGGCGATTGTTGCTGCCCAACCAAAGTTCATCACAGCCTATGTGGAACTGTTGAACGGGTTCATCACAACAATCAAGACCTGTGTGCCGCTGATTGTCGAGGCGATACTAACCCTGCTTCAGGCGCTGCTTGATGGTATCACAGCCAAGATTCCGGATCTGACTACGTCGGGTGCAAACCTTATCGCAGCTCTGATCCAAGGTATCGCCAATAGCTCTTTGATCATCATCAATGCTGCATGGGATGCCGTCATTACGTTCATCAATGGATTTGCTGATGCAATCGATCAGAAGGGACCAGAGCTTCAAGCCGCGGTCGACAAACTGATCTCTGCCATCATCCGGTTCATTAAGAATGGTCTGATGGGCATGTCTAACAAGTTCACCTCTCATGCTGGGTCCATCGGACGTAACATCATCAATGGTATTATCAACGGCGTGTCTAGCGCTGCCGGATCCCTTTACAACAAGCTCAGCAATGTCGCCTCGAGTGCCCTTAGCTCGTTTAAGAGTACTCTTGGTATCCACTCGCCTTCGCGTGTATTCGCGACTGCGGCTGGGTTCATCGTCGCTGGTATTGTTCAGGGCATCGACAAGAACCAGGATGACGCGGTCGACGCGATGTCCGGTCTCGGTAGCGAGATGGTCAACGCCATGAGCAACCTGGATGCCGATTGGAATCCGGTTATCAAGCCGACTGTCGACCTCTCTGAGGTGAATGGTCTGCAAGATCTAACGATGAATGACCTGAACGCTACCGTTGTCGGAACTTCGGTTCAAAATGGCAGCCAAACAGCGCAGGAGATCCGAGCTCTTCGAGATGAACTGCGCAACAACCAGAAGCCGATGGTCTTCAACCAATACAATGAATCGCCAAAGGCGCTCGATCTCAATGACCTGTATCGTCAAACTGAGCGCCAACTCGAACGAATGAAGAGGATGTAAACATCATGGTGTACTCCATGCTCAAGATACTGCCCGTAAGTGGCCGAGGCTTCGTATCTGATTTGAATCGGGAAGACAGAGGGTGGGTCGCTCAGATCCTAAACGGGTCATTCGGTATTAACAAGGAGTACAACTTCACCGGGAACGTTGTGACAACGGTTATGGATAAGCCTATCGACATCAATGTTCGTTTAACTCCAACTGTTCCCATTCCCGAACGGTCGCCGCGATACTTTTTGGATACTCTATCCAATGGTTCCGCCCTAACAGTCCAGATTACCGATGACAGTGTTAAAGCGCCATCAATCAATTACAAATACAACGAGACGACAACATACACCAAACCCGAGGTGCTGTTTAACCGTAAAGTTATATGGAAACAAGAATGTGTCATTCGCGAGATTAAGTATGATTACAGCGCTAACCCCGCAGTGATCGATTTCACGATTACAACCAAGAACCCAGTTTTATACGGACCTGAGATCGGCATTTTTGTAGGTTTGGGCAACCAGAATTGGTCGCAGGCCATTAACGATGCTCAATCGATTCTGGACAAACTATATACCGATCTTGGATATTTTGACATTACCCAGTTGCGTATTGGCCTTCCGCCAGTCGGATCTAATAGCTACCAGATTTTCAACAGAGGTTTGACGCAGTTTCACGCCTATGTAAACGGATCATCCACGACCGAAAACGGATTCTTTGTAATGACCAAATCCGAAACTGGTAGTCGTATTTTCAACATTACCGGCGGATACCAGGCTCTATCCTCTACATGTTATGCCAGCGAAGCCTACCCGGCTATTACCCCGCCGGACATATCAGCGTTCTTAAGGAATTTTAACAGAACCCCCGTGAAGTTCAATATCCCAAACGTCGGAAACGCTTACATGGCTATAGATTTGGTTATGGCCAGAAAGGGTCTTTGATATGCCGAACATGGTTCAGGTCCTTGAAGACCGTTCTATGAGTACGTTTAGGTCGCATCCGGTTTTCGACATGCTCATCAAAGAGGGTTTATACACTGCTTCGATGACGTTTCGATGCAAGGGCTTGTTTCCATGGCCTCCGGGTGTACTCGTGTGTTGTATGGGGAGTACCCCCACCCCGTTTATCGTCGAAGAGATCACATACGAATCTGATGGTATTAGCGAAGTCCGCGGAGTTTCTATATGGGAAGCGTTGAAGCGAAAAAATAAGGGCGGATGGTATTACCAATATAGGGATAACCCACAATGGCCTTCGCAGATCAATCCGATCACGGTTTTGGCCGGAACTATTGATGTTATCAATAAGGATAAGAATAGATGGTTCCCATTCTGGGTTTATCTCAACGCGTATGGAGATAATATCGATTACAGTATCGATTTCGATCTGTCCGCCAGTGTGTATGACGATGTCTATGCTGCAGCTTTGTACAACCAGCTGTTCCTTAAGTCGTTTGTCAAGCCGACTCAGGGCATTCCGTCGAACATAACGGTATGGTTGGAAATCAAATCTCTGAATAACACATCCGTCGCACCAGTTGACATTGGCTCGCTGGACTCGGTCCATTCTAGGGTGACTCGTCGCCTGCCCCAGCAACCAACGCACTGGTATATTGGCCGAACAAAAGACTACGGATACTGGCGCATGGCATCGCGCGGGCGCATTCGTACATGGTATGAGAACCGTGCGTACATGCAAGAAACAACGGACTGGAAAGGTCCGTACCGATACGAATCAGGTATCACTGGAGACCTTAGCCGAGAGTGGGGTCAGACAACTGAGGAAATTCGATGCGAGCCACTCAAGTCAGTGGAAGTTACCATCGATGAACTTTCATCGGAAACGTTCAATAGGCTCGAAATTGGTAACCCGGTGAAGTGCTCGATCATGGGTGTTCTCATATCGGGGTATGTCATCGAACGAACCATCAGCGGCGGAGACAAGACAAACTATTCGATCAAGATACAGCCGGATCGATTCTATGAAAACGGACTGGAGGTAACAGATAAGTGGATTTGATGAAGATCACCGAAATGGCGAATCCGTTGATCACGACGGTACTCAGCGGTCCCGGAATTTGGGCGTGGGCAAAAACGCGAACCACGCGTAACAAATCTGAAGACATGCTACTTTTACAGGTCGCCAAGAATCAGCTCGTGTCCCAAGGACGCAAATACCTCAAACGCGGATACATCACAATGGACGAGTATGAGGAATACGAAGCTGAGTACCAGGTGTATTCCGGTCTGGGCGGGAACGGCCTCGCTCGTCGCATATTCGAACAGGTAGATAATCTACCTATGATGCCTAACGGCATCGATGGAAGGAAGAACTGATGAACAATCAGACCTACGATATTCTCAAGCGCATGGCGCTTATTGTCGTCCCCGCACTCGCGACGTTTGTCAACGCGGTCGGTATGGTGTGGGGCATCCCGTACACAAACGAGGCAACCGCGACGATCACCGCATTTGGTGTCTTCCTCGGGGCAGCTCTGGGCGTCAGTTCCAAGAACTACGAGCCCGAGACGCACGGCAATCTCGTTGTGACGAAGCATGACGATGTCTACGCGGACTTCGCAGCTGAGCCTGCGAACCTCAAGGACGGTGACACCATCGTCCTTAAGGTAACCAAGCCCGCGGCGTAAGAAAAACGTTCGGCATAGTGAGTACTACCCACTCTACGCGAAAGGACTCACCATGTCTAACGTCGAACGCCTCTACGAACCTGAGGACCTCGAGAACGAGGTGCTTAACTGGCTCGGTGGAGAGGACCCGTCGACCAGTGAGTACACCACCGCTGTTGGTAACCTCGAACGACTGCACAAGCTCGTTAAGGACTCTGACCTTAAAGAGAAGCTTATGCCTTCGTCTGAGACCATTGCCAACGGCGTGGTGTACTTGCTCGGTCTTATGGCGGTCCTCAACTACGAGCAGACACACGTTCTTGCCTCAAAGGCATTTTCGATGCTGAAGTTCCGTAAGTAGAACTGCTCGAAAGTCTATAACCCTAAAATCTAGGATTATAGACTTTTGTGTTATGAATGACAAACCCCTCTGAAAGGAAAACCCATGTTCAATCTACTGACATTAGTGTTCAGTATTGTTAGTCTTATCGCCATAACGAAGGCGGTTCGCTACGAGACTCAGATTAAAAAGATCCGGAGATGTACCCGGGCATTCTTTGATGATCTCGAGTCGGGCCGTAACGAGACCAAAGCCGTCGATAACTTCCGGAGCGAGATCCAGCACATCATCCACGACTGATCAGTACAAACTAACACAAACTTTACACAACTAATAATGAGAACTATCAACCCTCTTTGAAAGGAACCATCATGTTCAACGCACTCACCATCGTTGTCTCCATCCTCCTCACCCTCTCTTTCGCCTACAACATTTGGCTCGCCTATGTTGCTGACCGCTACGAGACCACCATTAAGAAGGTGGCCGCCTCGGCTGTCCGCGCATACCGCGACCTTGCTGACGGCGAATCCAAGGCTGAGGTGCTGGACACCCTCATGCGTGACATTGATCACGACCTCAATGACTGAACCTCAACCCTATAACCCCTAACACGGGTTATAGGCTTTGACATATTTTACGGTCCTCATAACGAGAACACACCACTCTGAAAGGACTCACCATGTTCGTCATTCCCGCAATCCTTGTTTTGCTCAACGTCCTCCTCATCATTTCTTACTACTACTTTAACGTAATTGACCGTCGCAACGCGACGACAACTACGGAAAAGATGCGTGACGAAATGCGGGAGATGGATCGAAAGCTCATCTATGGGTACTGGAATAGCCAAAACCCCGAGAATAAGTGACTCCCCACCTATAACCCCTAACACGGGTTATAGGCTTTGACATATTTTACGGTCCGTATAGTGAGAAAACACTACTTTGAAAGGACTCACCATGTTCATTCTCGCAATCGTTTCTACGTTTGTTCTGTCGTGCACACTCACTTTCCTCTGGCTCAAAGTTCGCCAAGTCATGAACGAAACCCACGATTTGTGGAAGATTTGTTCCGGCGTGCGAATTCGCCACGACCGTGAGATGAGCATCTACCACGATGACAACTTGACGCTTGCCGAAAAGTACAAGAAGATCTACAACCACTGAAGTAGACCTCTCACCTATAGCCCCTAACACGGGTTATAGGCTTTGACTAACATATTTTACGAAGCGAATAATGAGAACTATCAACCCTCTTGAAAGGACCACTCTCATGTCGAAGTACGCTTACTCCTTCGTTGCCGCCGTTACCCTCGCGATTGCAGCACCTGTATTCTACAACCTCGGCAGGATCGAACGCACTGTATTCTACAGCAAGACGTTCAACTACGCCTGCTACGGTAAGAACCAGATGCTCCGCAAGCTCTGCGTGGAGCTCATCAACAAGGATCTCAAGCTCACCATGAGTCTCCCCGACCTTGAAGAAAACTGAACCCTCAACCCTATAACCCCTAACACGGGTTATAGGCTTTGACTAACATATTTTACGAAGCGAATAATGAGAACTATCAACCCTCTCTGAAAGGAACTCCCATGTTCAAATACTTCCCCGGCATTACTGTCGCCACCATCATCTCCCTGATCATCGGTCACACTTATGGATGCTTGTCTACCACTGAGTACTACAAGTCTCTGGTCAAGACCTCCTACACCTCCGACGATCCGGAAGAAGTTGAGAAGGCAAACAAGATTCTGTGCCGGCAGCTACACCTCAAGGTGCAGTACCCCGACGAGAACTGATCTCATCCATCCCTATACACCATACACGGTGTATAGGCTTTAAAAAGTCAAAATAGGAGTCAATCATGCTTGCAATTCTCTTGTCGATCATCGCAACCGCCCTACCCTTTGTTGTATTGTTCGGTCTGAAGCTACTCGGTACCATTGCTGAGTATCAGGAGAACCCCGTGATCGAGCTCGTCGAAGAGCTCCGCAAAAAGTACCCCGATACTAATGAGAACTAACCACTCAAGAAAGGATCTCACCATGTCCAACTCGAACGAACTCGAAGAGACCACCACGAAGACCCCTCTTATGGACCGCATTAAGACGGTCGCCGAAAAGAGCGTCCCGGTTGCCAAGGTTGCTGCCTTGAGCTCCGTCGCTATCTTCTTTGGCGCTATGACCATCGCCGGTCTGCGAGCGTCCTCGGACTCCTCCGACGACGAGTGACACACACACTCCTCTGAGAACTCTCACCCCCCTATAGCCCCTAACACGGGTTATAGGCTTTATTTGAAAGGAAGCACAACCATGACCATGCGAAAGATCTTCAACCTCTCCGAAGTCGACCTCAGCATCCCCGAAGGATCGCTAATCTCGATCTCGGTTGCACACTCTGCGCCCGTCCGTCCGAACGCCCTTGAGACGGCTGCGCTTGGGGTCCTCGTCGGTAAGCACATCGATGGCAAGGCGATCAAGCCTCTGCGCGTTCCACCGTACAACTACGAAGACATCTACTTCACCGATGGATCCGGCGAACGCCTTCTCATCTCTAGGGACGAGGCCGACAAGCCCGACGCGAAGTACGCGATTGTCCCATTCCGATTCGTCATGACTGATCGTCGCCGGGCATTCGACAAGAACATCGTCATTGTCGACAACACCGAGTTGCATGATCCGTATATCATCGTCGACTCTCTCGCTGTTGGATCGGATCCCAACTTCATCCCGATCGCAGCAACATCCATCCTCGGCCTCGATCTCGCCGAGTACATCACCAACCTCTGATCTTCAATCAACCCTCTCATATCTTCAAGAAAGAAGCACAACCATGTCTATCAAGAACACCATCAAGCTCGCTCTCGGCTGGATCAAGAACAACCCGCAGATCCTGATCACGGGTCTCGGTATCGCAGCCTCCGTTGCGACCGCTATCACCTCCGGTAAGGCCCATGCCAAGGCTATCGCCGACGACAACGGCGTGTCCGACAACCTGCTCGACTTCGCCAAGCGCAACTGGATGACCTACATCCCCGCTGCGGCCAGCCTGGGCGTCACGATCTTCGCGATCGTCTCCCTCCACAGCGTCACCTACAAGAAGTACCAGGCTCTGGCTGCCGCGTATTCCATCTCTCAGATGAATATGTCCGAGCTGCGTAAGAACGTTCTCGAGCAGGTCGAGGTCATCAAGAAGGGCGGCAAGCCCGCCGACAAGAAGGCTGCCGAGAAGAAGCTCCCCGAGGGCTCGATGGTCATTTTCGGTGACGAAGAGGTCCTGTGCAAGGACGCCATCACCGGACGTACCTTCCGTTCGACCGCGGAGAAGATCCGTGGTTACTGCAACAACATCTCTGAGGACCTGCTGAACTTCGGTCCCTGCCCTCTGAACGACTTCTACGCTCAGATTCACATCGGTGAGACGGGCGTCGGCGATGAGCTTGGCTGGGATGGAGGCGTGACCATCAAGCCTGAGTTCCGTCCGGTGCTCCTGCCCTCCGGTTCGCCCGCGATTGAGGTCGCTCTGACCCCTGCTCCTCAGCCTAACTGGTTCAAGATCGGTTGAAGAGCTGTGACCAAGGATAATAAGGTCACTTTCACAGACGAGCCGATTGAGTATTCTGAACCCCCAGAATACTGGCCAAACACAAAAAACGGGAGTCCTAATGAGAACTAACCCTCAAGAAAGGACCCCCACCATGTACACCTTCGGAATCATGATTGGCTTCTTTGGCGTTTGCTGCGCCCTCGATCCCAACCGTGCCCGTAAGAAGGCATACAAGAAATCCCAGTCCCAGAACTGAGACCCAACCTCGAACCTATAGCCCCTAACACGGGTTATAGGCTTTGTCCAAACGGAAAGGCAGTCACTACAATGGAAACCTTCGGCTCCATCATTATGCTCATCATCATCCTCGCCTTCGTCACCTTCATGATGATCATCAACGCGATCACCAAGATCCTCGGTGGAGGTACGGGCAAGATCGCGGCTACCGGCTTTGTCGGCTTCCTCCTTCTCAAGACCTTCGGCCCGAAGCTTGAGAAGTACATCGAGGAGTACCGCAACCGCAACAACCAGAACTGAGACCGCTCCCTCATATTTGGAAGGAATACCATGAACCGCGCGCTCGCGTCTATCGGCATTGCCGCAGCTGTTATCTGCGGATCCGCCGGTCCTGCTCTCGCGGCAGACAACCCCATCGACGCCAAGATCACCTACATTTCCTCGGGAAGCTCCCAGGTGTCCTCGCCTGTCACGGTCAAGGGCTCTTGGTTCACCAAGAAGCTCGAGGTTGGACAGTCCTTCAAGGTTACGTCTGACGTCATCAACTGGGCGTACGACTTCCCCTTCACGCTGAATGACGACACCAAGATCGGCTCCTGCAAGACTGACAAGGGTACTCTCACCTGCACGGTGGACAACGTCCCGGATTCGGTCGCGACCAAGACCGATATTTCCGGCACGTGGTGGACCACCGCTCGCCTTCAGGAGTCTGTCGTCGGTAAGAAGTGGGGTGAGATCTCGATTGGAGGTCGAGCCTGGCCTTTCGCCTTCGGCGACAAGGACTGGGATAGCGCCTGTGATAACGACTGCAACGGCGGTCACTACGAGGACGCTAAGCCTGAGAACTCGAAGTGGGGCTGGGTCAATCCCGATGGCACCACCTCTTGGATGATCACTTGGATCGCCGAGCCTGGCGTTAAGTACTCCGTCCACGACGCATACACCAAGCTCAGCACCTCTGTCAAGTGCACCAAGGGCGATACCTGGGATCCTAACACGACCGTGTACATCTCGGCCATTTCGGTCAACGATTACACAATCGAGTTTGTCGCTCCCGAGGGCGTGAAGACGTGCGTTACCTACACCCCCGAGCCGATGGCTACTCCGGCGGGTGCTAAGACCGCGACCAACATCGCTGACGTGAACGGTATCAAGCTCGAGCGTACAATCGAGGTCAGTGTCAACGGCGGGACGACTGGAGACGGAACTACGCCGGCTCCTTCTCCTTCTGTGACTACTCCTGCGCCGAATCCGACCACGACTACTCCCGTGCCGCTTCCGTCCCCCTCCATTGAGACCCCTGACACACCTCAGTCGGGAACGCCTTCGACTAAGCCTTCTCGCTCTGAGACAACCACCCCTTCGACCCGGCCCACAAAGACGGCCGAAGCACTCAAGCCTAGCGAGACCAAGCTCGCTAAGACCGGAACCAATGCGGAAATCGCTGCGACTCTGGTCATCATGATCGCCGCGTTCGGCACGGCTATCTACATCATTTCCATTTCCCGAAAGGAAGACAACTGACATGCAGTCCATCAAGGTTAAGTACACCAACTTCTTCGGCGAAGAGACCGAAGAGAAGCTCCACTTCCACCTCTCCAAGGCTGAGCTCATGAACATGGAGCTCCAGCGTACTCCGCTTTCTGCCAAGATCGCCATGATCAACGGCGGCGAGGCCTCCCCCATGGACGCCTACAAGCTCCTTCAGGAGTTCGTGGGCGCTGCGTATGGTGAGCGCTCTGAGGACGGTACGCGATTCTTCAAGGATGAGCGTGCTACCAAGGCGTTCCTTGCGTCTCCCGCATTCGACGCCCTTCTGGACAAGCTCAGCAACGACCCCAAGTTCTCGAATGGATTCCTTGCCGGCCTCTTCCCGGATGACCTCATGGGTAAGGCCAAGAAGCTGATCGAGGATAACCCCGACGCCTCTCTCGAAGAGCTCCGCAAGATGGCTGAGGCCAACTGATGCCGGACATCGTCCCCATCGAGCCTACTCGGCCCACTGAGGTCTCCCTCCCTGGCAACACTGACAAAGCCAAGGAGGGGGCCTCCCCCGAGAAGAAGGTTATTGCCAAGGCTAAGGTCCAGAAGAAGTCTGCCATCAAGGAAGCTCTTCGGACCTTCTTCGCTCAGGATCTCCCAGAGATTGCTGAGCATCTTGTTATTGACGTGGCCATTCCGGCTGCTAAGAACGCTATCACTGATATGGTGACACAGGGTATTCAGCAGCTGCTTTATGGCGAAGTCGACCCGAGGCGTCGCCCCGCGTCCGGTTATACGTCATATTCCAGTTCCTCTCGTTCTGATAGGAGCAGGGGCTACTACGAATCGCGTCGCACTGAGCGTCGCGAACCGCGTCAGCCGAAGCCCACAAATGTGGAGGACCTTGTGTTCGACACTCGCGGAGACGCCGTTGACGTGATCGAATTCATTGCTGAATCCATTGACCAGTACGGCCAGGTCTCAGTTGCAGATCTGATGTCGTCTGTTGGTATTCAGCCCCGATACACCGATGAACGCTGGGGTTGGACCACAACCGACGCGTTCGAAATCCGACAGATCAGGGAAGGTTGGCTCGTCTCTGCTGACCGTCCCGAACCCCTCAAGTAACATATTTGCTCAGAAAGGAGCACATCCAAATGTCTATCACAACCGCTTTCCACACGGGCATGGCTCGCATCTCGAAGCACGCCCCCACCATTCTCTCCGTCACCGCCTCTGCTGGCGTCGTCGCAACCGGATATCTCGCATGGCGAGCCGGCACTCGATTCGAGGACTGCGAAGGTCGCGACTGGGATCGCCGCAAGGAGTGCATCCGCAACGCAGACCAGATCGCCGATGAGGACGTCCACAAGATCGAGATGAAGAACCGTATTCTCTTCATCCTCGACACTGCGTACACCTGCGCGCCTGCTGCGATTGTTGGCGCGGCTACGATCGCGATGATCTACTTCTCGAACTCGATTTCGAAGAAGCGTCTTGCTGCTGTTGGCGCTGCGTACACTGCTCTGCAGACTGCATTTGATGGCTACAAGAAGACCATGGTCGACGCTCTCGGCAAGGAGACTGTCGAGAAGATCACTCGTCCGAAACTGCCTAACTACGGCAAGACTGCTGAGGAGATCCTCTCTTCCGACAACAAGTCGGATGCTGCCGATGTTGTCGATGCAGTCATCGCATCTGTTCACGACTTGTCGCCCTACGCGCGTATCATCACCGAGGAGTCCTCGAACTGCTGGGACGAGAACGAGGACTACACCTCGGAGACTATTGCCGCTGTTCAGCTGTGGGCGAACCGTCGTCTCGAGCGTAAGGGTCACCTCTTCCTGAATGAGGTCTTTGACCAGTTCGGCCTGTCCCGCACTCGCGAAGGTGCCGTGGTCGGTTGGATCAAGAACTCTAAGGATGGCGATAACTACGTCTCGTTTGGAGACTACGACGCGAACACCTACCGAGTTCCGTCCGAGGACAACACTCGTATCAACACGAACTTCATTGTCGACTTCAACGTTGACGGAATGATCTGGGACAGGATCTGACATGACATACACCCGATGGCTGATCCAGCGCGGGTGTCTCGAGAACTATTCGGAGCTTGCTTCGGTGTGGGATGAACTCGATTTCGCGTGGTATATTCCCGAAGACGAAGATAAAGCCATTCAGGCTCTTCGTATGAGGGACGAGTACTGCTACGAAACGGGTATGCCCTCGCCGAGGCAAGCTCCGGCTTCGTTCCTTGAAGTCTTCGTGAGCATTACCGATACCCTGACGGCTATGTTGTACCAGGATCGGGAATCGTTCACGAAGTCCATTCTTCTGAACGTGGGCGCTCGTTCATATTCTGACGAAGGGCGCCTGCCTTCAGAGATCCACGAAGAGGCACTGAACGTCGCCGAGCGTGTGATGTACAGGACCTACTCAAGGAACGGAACCGGTGGATTATTCCGCATACCGGGTGTGGATACTCTCGAGATGCCCCTGACGACCCAAATGATTCAGTGGGCCAACTTGTATGATCCGTATCACTAAAAAAGGAGGTCACGGGAGGTGGACTTTTACGAGATCGAAACAATCCCTATGAGAGGGCAAGCGGGTATGATGGAAGTCAGACCCAACTTCATAAACCTTAGTTCTAGGGATATCATGTTACGCGATGGTGACTTCGTCGCGGTTTGGAATCCCAAAACTGGTCTATGGTCCAAGCACGAAAACGATGTGATAGATATCATCGACAATGACGTATTCGATTATGTCAAAAAGTCGGGTATTCAGAATCTATTTCCGCGTGTCTGCCGGAAAGATTCGGACGGTGTTTGGAGACAATATCGGCAATGGTCTAAGAATATGATCGACACAGATCATCCTCTTGACCGAATGCCAGTGTTTAAAGACACGATTCTTCGTCAAGAGGACCACGTCTCGTATCGACTCCCGTACTCTCTCGAAGAAGGCGAGGCGACCAACTGGTCGAAGCTCGTTGATACTCTGTATGACCCTTCGGAACGACAGAAGATCGAGTGGACTATCGGGTCAGTTCTGACTGGGGATTGTCGGACCATCGATAAGTTTATGGTCTTTTACGGCGATCCCGGTTCAGGTAAATCCACCATCCTGAATGTGATGCAGAGACTTTTCGGAGACTTCTGTGTACCCTTCGATTCCGAGACACTCGCACTGCGAAACAATTCGTTTGCGCTTAGTGCGTTTGCCGATGATCCATTGGTAGCCATCGAACATGATGGTGATTTGAGCCGGATTGAGACAAACACTCGTTTGAACTCAATCGTGTCGAACGAGATACAGCTCGTCAACGAGAAATTCAAGAAACCTCGTTCGATGAGGATCACAACCACTCTCATCATGGCTTCAAACAGCCCGGTTAAGATCACCGACGCAAACTCTGGTATACCTAGGCGTTTACTTGATGTTTCACCATCGGGAAGACGCCTACCGATAGATGAGTATACTAGAGTCATGGACGGGGTATATCATGAACTTGGGATTATCGCCAAGCACTGCATCGACGTGTACCGTAGTCTAGGACCGAACTATTATCGCAATTACCGATCTAAGACGATGATCTCGGAGACTAACCCAGTCTTCAACTTTGTCTCGGAGATGTATTCGGATTGGGGGCGCGATAATAAGGTTACGCTCGCAAAAGCATATTCCGATTATAAGGATTATGCTGATGAAACCGGAATCCAGTACCGAATGCCCCGGTATAGGTTTAAAACCGAACTTGGCCGATACTTTCGAGAATTTCACGAACGAGTGATGATCGATGGGGTGCATTACCGGAGTCTGTTCATTGGTTTCCAAAGCGACAAATTTGAAAGCCGCGAATATACCCCCTCGCCCGTTAAAGGGGATATATGGCTCGACTTGAAACCCGGAACGTCATCAGTATTTGACGAGCACTTCGCCGGATGTAAAGCACAGTACTCATCAGAGAATGGAACCCCACAAAAAGCTTGGAAATACATTGACACCACACTCGGTGGTATTGTTCCAACAGATGAACATTACGTACTCATGCCCGAGGAGTACGTCTGCATTGACTTTGATCTGAAAGGAGACAATGGTGAAAAAGACCTCAATGCTAATTTTAGCGCTGCTTCTGCTTGGCCTCCGACGTATGCGGAAACGTCGAAAAGCGGCGCTGGCATCCACCTCATCTATCGATATCCTGTCGATAAGGATACCCTTGCTGAATATTCGCCTGGAATTGAAATCAAACGATTCCGAGGGAACGCGTCTCTTCGGCGACGACTGTCCCTTCACAACGGGCGAGGTATCGAGGATTATCCGGGAGACCTCCCCACGAAAGCTACCAAGATGATCAACAAGAAGCACGTTCAGGATGAGAACCATCTCAGGTCTCTCATCGCTAAGGCGCTCCGTAAGGAGGTGCACGCGAATACCGCTCCCAACGTAGACTTCATTAAGAGTATTCTTGATGAGGCCTATGAGTCTGGGATCACATACGACGTCACTGACTCTCGGAACGCGGTGACCTCTTTCGCAATGTCTTCGACGAACCAGTCAGATCGCTGCCTTAAGATGGTCCAACAGATGCATTTCATGTCTGAGGACAAATCAGAGGTTGCTAACGAAGGAAACGGACGCATCGCGTTTTACGATGTTGAGGTCTTCCCGAATCTGTTCGTCGTCTGCTACAAGATTAAGGATCAGTCAAACGTTCGGTTCCTTGTGAATCCTAGCGCTAAAGCTGTGAAGTCGTTGTTCGATCTTCGGTTGATTGGATTCAACAATCGTAAGTACGACAACCATATCATGTACGCGGCGTCGCTCGGATATTCGAACGCAGAGCTCTTCGAGATCTCTCAGCGCATCATTAATAACGAGAAGAACGCAACATTCCGCGAGGCATATAACCTCTCCTACACTGATATTTACGACTTCTCGACGAAGAAGCAGTCTCTCAAGAAGTGGGAGATCGAGCTCGGGATCAAACACCAGGAGAACAACCTGCCTTGGGACCAGCCGGTTCCTGAGGATCAGTGGGACGACGTCGTTGAATACTGCAAGAACGATGTCGAGGCCACTGAGATTGTGTTCGAACATCTCGCTAGCGACTGGGGTGCTCGCAAGATCCTTGCGGAGCTCTCCGGTCTGAGTGTTAACGACACCACGAACCAGCACACATGTGCTCTGGTGTTTGGTAAGGAGCGTCGACCTGACAAGTCGAAGTTCGTTTACACCGACCTCAGTGAGATATTCCCAGGCTATACCTTTGACAAGTTCAAGGGTTCATCCTATCGCGGAGAAGATCCGGGGGAGGGTGGCTACGTATATTCGGAACCTGGATATTACGAGAACGTCGCCCTCCTCGATGTCGCGTCAATGCACCCGACGTCAATCGAACAACTCAATTTGTTCGGTCCTTATACTCAGCGTTACAGCGAGCTCAAGCAGGCTCGTGTGGCGATCAAGCATAAGGACATGGACGCGTTGAGCAGACTCTTCGACGGGCGACTTGTTGAGATCGCGAAGAACTATGATCTCGACGAACTCGGCAAGGCTCTCAAGATTCCGATTAACTCCATGTACGGGCTGACGAGCGCTAAGTTCGACAATCCTGCATGGGATCCTCGGAACGTTGACAACATTGTCGCGAAGCGAGGGGCTCTGTTCATGATCGATCTCAAGCACTATGTACAGGACGAGCTCGGTCTGACTGTCGCCCATATCAAGACAGACTCCATCAAGATTCCCGGGGCCACCCCTGATGATATTCAGAAGGTGGTGGGCTTTGCGAAGCGGTACGGGTATGACTTCGAACACGAAGCCACTTATGCCAAGATGTGTCTCGTCAACAAGGCTGTGTACATTGCGAAGTACGCATTCCCTCACGAAGGTGAGTGGACCGCTACCGGTAAGCAGTTCCAGGAACCCTACGTGTTAAAGAAGCTCTTCACCAAAGAGCCGATTGAATTCGAGGATTACGTCCAGACCAAACAGGTCAAGACAGCAATGTACCTGAAGTTCCCAGATGGAGCCAAGCACTTTGTTGGTAAGGTCGGTGCGTTTGTGCCGATCAAGCCCGATCGAGGTGGAGCTGAGCTCCTTCGGATGAACAGCGAAGGCGAAATCAAAGACGCCGTCGTTGGGACAAAGGGCTATCGCTGGAAGGAAGCAGAGATGGTCCGATTCATGCATCAGGAGCAGGACGTCGATACGTCTTACGCCGAGATGCTCGCCGATGAGGCAAAACAAGCGATCGAACAATTCGTCGATCTTGAAACACTGTGCCGCTGAGAAAGGAAATCATCATGGCATTCAACAACATCCCCTCCGATCTGGTTATTGAAGACGCTCGTCTGCTCTTCACGAACTTTGCTGGGTCTCCGACGCGTTTTAACCAGGACGGTGGTAAGCGCGCGTTCTCGGTCGCGATCCCTCTGAACCTCGTCGAGGATCTTGAGCGAGACGGCTGGAATGTCAAGTACCGTAAGAACGCCGACGGCGAGTTTGATCCCGAGCGTCCCTACCTCGGAGTCAAGGTCTCATACAAGTTCCGCGCGCCGGCTATCTGGCTCGTCACTGGCGGTCGCAAGCAACTCCTCACTGAGGGTACTGTTGGTACCCTGGACAACATCACAATCAAGACTGCGGATGTGGTCATCCACCCGTCGGTTTACGACATCCGTGGTCAGAAGGGTATCTCGGCTTACGTCAAGGAGCTGTACGTCGTGATGGACGACGAGTCGGCTTCGTTCGCAGCGAAGTACGCGGATCTCGACTGATCATATTTTAAGGCGGGGGTGGGCTGTAAAGGGTCTGCCCCCGTCTTAGAAGAAAGGAGTTGACATGTACAAAGAGTATTCCGACATCTGGGCGGATGTGCCAGGCTTTAACCACTACGAGGCAAATCGTGCGGGCGTCATTCGTCGGAAGGATACTGGCGTAACACTTCAGCCGTTCAAACGTAAAAGCAACTCCCGCTATGTTCGGCTGTACATAACTCCCGGTGAGGCTCGAGAACGTTCAGTCGCATCGGTGATCTGGGCTGCTTTCTACAAGAGGTGGCCCGACAGGGGTCTGTACGTCTGTCACACAGACGGAGACCTCGAGAACAATTCGCTCGATAACCTGTTCTTGGGGACTCGATCGGATGTCCGAAAAACACAGCGGCGTCGAGATGATCTCATCTGGGCGCAGCTATTAGAGGAAGGAGAACTGGTTCTATGAGTAACTGGTTCGAAACTATTGTCCCGAACGACCGTACGTGGATGCATGAGAATATCAGCATCAAGAAAACTATCAAGAAGGGTGATGCGCAGGACATTGCGCGATACCTTTCTACAGTACTTGAACATACGGGTGATCCCGCTCTTAAAGACGACAACTTCACTGCCGTTGTCAATATCAAGAACGGATTTATCCCGGCCAACGGCGACTACTCCGGATTCTCGATTCAAATCGAGGGTATTGTCATGGGCGAACAGGTCAACAAGACTGTCTATGGCAGCTCTGATCCGATCGTGACAGAGTATGTCTGGACTGTTCACAAAATCACGTTCATTGTCGATGGTCGAAACGCTACCGACCACACTAAGGAAACTGTGATCGACGCCGGCGATGACTGGATCATGCGCGCCGTTACCCGTGGTGATGAGGAAGAACCCGGATTCGGCAAGGGCGCTAAGTACGGCACGTGGTGGGCCAACACCGCTGAATTCAACCCGAAGATCAAGACTACTTCCCGGATTTCTATCAAGGAAGCACTTAGGAAGAACCCTGGAACGGAGCGGCTCTGATGACACAGATCCCCGATAACATGAAGACATATCTCAAGACCCCTGGAGCTCAGTTCAACCGAGATCCTCACACCGAGAAGGTCATCAACTATGGTATCCTAGCTATTGCGAAGCGAGCGGTTGGAAACGCTATCGCAGACGACGAGCCTTATACCATCCGGATCAATTTTCAGAATGGTCGGATCGTCGGAAGCGAAGCTCAGCCTCGACTTTCGGTGGAACTTCTCGATGGGCGTGCGTCTACGTCTTCGATCGATGTTCCCCATGAGAATACCGAGGTCTTCCTCGAACTCAAGGCTCTTGTCGCCGAAGGGTATACGCCGATCCAGAACGGTGACTCTTGGGTTGCTCGAATTAAGCTGGATAACAATACGGTGAAGACCGTGTTCGTCAACCGCGCTTTCGGCGAAGAAGACCGAGAACTCATCGAGGCGGCCATGCTTCGCGGATTCAGGCCTCAGGTCGGTATGTAACACAAGATAGGAGATATTCAACATGGCATTCAAGACGACGATGGGTCCTGACACCAGAGTGACCAAGGAGACGTTTGATACTCCACCTCGAGATAACCCGCCGGTTGACTTCGCGCCTCTGGTATTAACTGGCTACGACGCGACGATTGACGGGGTGCATTCGTATATGAAGGACGGCTATTGGTATGTCGATTGGATGGAATGCACTTCGCGTTTCGGTCACACGACCATCAGCGCGATGAGTCCGTTCTCATGGGAATGGATTGCTCGCTGCTCGATCGCAGGCGGCGGATGGGTCCGCGAGAACGTTGAGTTCTACCACGCCATCCCTGAGGAGATTCGCGAGCGGTTGTTGTGTCTCCTATTCGACGACGTATACGACATCGAACTGGACCCGCCTGAGAAAGACAGGTACTACTACCAAAATGTGATGGACACGTCTTTCGTTTTGAACTCATCTGAAAGTATGAGTATCGCGGGCGACAGACAGTCCCTCACATTCGATACTGATGACGAATAAACTATATTCTCATCAGGAAGAGGCCCTGAGGCTCCTGCATAGTGGTAATGTCCTGGTCGGCGGTGTCGGCTCGGGTAAGTCACGTGTGGGGGCCTCATGGGCTCTTTCGAAGGCGGACGCGAAGAAGATTGTCGTGATCACCACGGCGCGCAAGCGAGACTCTCTCGAATGGGAGGGCGAGTTTGCTGCGCTTGGTGCGAATTGCGATGATGTGACGATTGAGAGCTGGAACAATGTCTCGAAGTTTGCAGACTATCGCGATCATGTGTTCATATTTGATGAGCAGCGCGTTGTCGGATCTGGTGCTTGGGTTAAGAGTTTTCTCAAGATATCGAAGCACAACCTGTGGATCCTACTGAGCGCGACACCCGGGGATACCTGGCTTGACTACGTACCCCTGTTCATCGCGAATGGGTTCTACAAAAACAGAACCGCATTCTCGGAGCAACACATCGTCTGGGATCGCTTCGCGAAGTATCCTAAGGTGAAGCGGTTTGTCAATACGGGCGTTCTCGAATCTCGCAGACGGCGTATCATCGTGCCGATGCCTGCTGAGAGACACACGAGACGCAATCGCAAGGATATTTACGTACCGTTCGATCGAGACGAATACGATCTGATTGTCAAGAAGCGGATGGATCCTTGGACGAAGGAGCCGATTCGAAATGCCGCAGGGGTGTGTTATACTCTCCGGCGTAGTGTGAACTCTTCTGGCAACAGATTAGATCGGTTGCGCAAGATCGTTGCGAAGCGACACAGAGTGATCGTCTTCTACAACTTCAACTATGAACGAGACGAGTTGTTGAAACTCAAGGACGAATTCGTAGTAGATGAGTGGAACGGTCACGCACATGAACCAATTCCCGAGGGAGACTCTTGGGTATATTTGGTTCAGTACACGGCTGGGGCTGAGGGATGGAACTGTATCGAGACTGATACGGTCGTGTTCTATAGCCTCAATTACTCATACAAGGTGTTGGAGCAAGCGGAGGGTCGGATCGACCGCATCAACACCCCTTACACTGACTTGTGGTACTACTACTTCAAGTCAGAGTCAGGAATCGATTCCGCTATCTCAAAGGCAGTGGCTGAAAAGGCCACGTTCAATGAGCGCGCGTTCGCTCACAATCTGTAAAGGAGCGCCATCATGGCACGCAATCTGGTAATGTTTGATCCCGCCGACAACGAGTGGTGTGTGATCTGTCGTGTTGGGAGCATTGGAGATACTCCTAAGGTCGCTGTCGCATTCTACAAGACTCGGGATGAGGCAAACGAGGCCGCAGCAAGTCTGCGAGAGAAGATTGACGCCCCCGTCAATATTCAGATCTTCCAGTATTCGTACGCGAAGGATGAGATGGATATTTTGAATCTGTTGCTGCTTGACGGTATTGATTTCGTCGCGAAGTACGTGGCCGGCTGAATCATGGCTTGGTATAACGACGAGGTGGAATACTAGAGTACGGGGAAGAATGATGACTGATACGGTTGTCTGTGGAATTGACCACCACCGTGAGTGGATGTTACAAGTGATCTCATGTGATTGCGCCACGGGAGCTCGCAGTGACTTCATGTGGTTCTTTAACACTCGGGCTGAGGCCGAGACTCGCTGCGAACAGATCGCTAGTAGTAAAGCAAGAGTGAACACGATTATCAAGATCGTCAAGGTCCGAGCATTCGAACACCTTGGACTGGACTTTGAACAGATTGAAAAGGAGAAGTGAAATGTTCGTTGTGCAATTTGAATATGAAATTGTTGGGGAAGGGTTTGTCGAATCTTGTGAAGGTTTTGACAAGTTGAGTGAAGCTCGCGAATTTGGCCACAACGTGATCGATGAGCTTTTCGATGAACTCGGAGAAGGTGTCGAAATCGACGATGCTACGATTCGAGTTTGGTACGCAGGTGACGGAGAGATCGTTGAAGACTTTGAGAAGGGACAAGACTGAAATGAACGCTGATTACTCGACTGATGTTATTGGACACCCCGAGCGGATGATCTATCGATTCTCGATTGTCGGATATTTGTTCGGGCGAGAGTTGTGGAGGAAGACGTTCTTCTGCGACGACAAGGATCGTGGAGTTGTCTACGCGGAGTGGTACCTTAAGAACCGGGTGGCGAGCATTGCTTGCAATCGGTACCGGGTTGAGGTCTTCGATGGGGGGAAAACTCGTACGGTGCTTGGCGGGCGGGCTCCTAAGAAGATGGATCCTTGGAAGTCTGATGTGGCAGATATCATGAGGACGTACTCTCCTTGGGATACGACTTTCAAGGGTGCTGTCAATCAGGCTGGCTGGAAGGAACGTCATGGTGTGTCGCGAGTTCGTAGCGCGGCCATGCGCGTTGGCGTTGGAGCGGGGGGGCACTGACTTTTGACGGGGTGGGGGATCTCTTAAATGGGGGTCCCCCGCTCGTCAAAAGAGACTTGGACTATCGTTTTTTTGCCTTATTTTAAGTGGGTTTATGGTAAGTGGGTATGTTCATTTTTGTCAAAAATGGCAACAAGTGGGTGTGTGATTCTGAGTGGGTTAGTGATTCTGAAGCGAAATTGCTTGACAGTTTTGGCAAATTTGACGTTTTTGAAACAGAAGTGTCAACCACTTTTTCGTTGGAATCGCAACGAAAAGTAGTGTTACTTGACATTTTGCCACTTTTAATATATTAAATTAAAATTAAAATATATATA